AGCATGAGTGGGAACAGAAAGGCGAAAGCCGCGGTGGTAGGACACCAACGGCTTTCTACGCGAATTAACTGGATCAATTCACAGGAGTAATTATGGCAAATACTGCCGAAGTAATCAATTTCCCTGTGCCTGTCGTGGCACTACAGGAGCTGCGCGTGGCAGATCTCGACGATGGGTTTACGCGCATCGCCAATGAGCTCCTTGAAGCTGTCATGCATGCGGGTTTGTCGCAGCATCAGCTTTTGGTGTTCATGGCTGTCATGCGCAAAACATACGGCTTCAACAAGAAATCTGACTGGGTTAGTAACGAGCAGATCTCCGTGCTGACCGGCATTCTTCCGCATAAGTGTTCAGCTGCAAAAAGCGCTCTGGTTAAGCGTGGGATATTAACCCAAACCGGTCGCGTAATCGGGATTAATAAAGCGGTCAGCGAATGGTCATCTTTACCCATAAAAGGTACAGAAAAGAAACCTTACCTGAAAAAGGTAACATTACCCGAATCAGGTAAGAAAAGTTTACCCGAATCAGGTAACGCCTATTACCCGAATCAGGTAAACACAAAAGACAAACATACAAAAGACAATAAAGACAATATTAATAACCCCCCTAAATCCCCCCGGGCGGTTTCGTTCGATGCGTCAGCTGTTCAGTTGCCTGACTGGCTTTCTGCAGAAATCTGGTCGTCATGGGTGGCATACCGTCGCGACCTGAAAAAGCCGATCAAGTCTCAGCAGACCGTCACCCAGGCTATCAACCTGCTGGACCGTTGCCGGCTGAACGGTTACTCCCCTGACGAAATTATTAACCAGAGCATCGCTAATGGCTGGCAGGGACTTTTTGAGCCGAAAGTTGCCAAGGCGCAGCGCCGGCAGGAGTCCCGCGTCACTGAGCGGTTCGCTGACAAAGACTACGGCAAAACCGAAATTCCGAACTGGATGAGGGATCAGCAATGAACCTGGACGAAAGAATCACCCTGGTCGAAAAACAGCTGCAGGAGCTGTCACAGCCAGCGCTGGACATCCCAAACACCGAAGTCATTAAGCAGTTAGTGGTCTGCGAAAAGCACGGCGACTATGAGCAACGCCAGCGCGTATCAACTGGCCTTGTCCGTCTGCCAGGTGCGCCGACAAGCTGCCCGGGATGCCTGAAAGATGAGCTCGTTTTCCTGCGAAACGAGAAGGCCAAAACGGATGACAGAACTCGCACTGCGAATGTTGAACGCCTGATGCTGGAGCTCAAGGTCCCGGCCCGGTTTGAAGCCTGCACGCTGGATAACTACCTGCCGGTGAGCGAAGACGCGGAGTTTGCGCTGAAAGTCTGCCGAGCGTATGCCACCCGCTGGCCAGATCGACGGAAGAACGGCGGCGGCCTGGTTATGTGCGGCAAACCCGGCACGGGAAAAAACCACCTGGCTTATGCAATTGCGAAAAGCGTTATCGCAGAACACCAGAGCCCGGTTGTGTTCACCACCGCGCTGAAAATCGCCCGGGAGTTTAAATCCACCTGGTCAAAGACGGCGACCCGCTCCGAGGAAGACGTGATCCGCTTCTTCACCAAGCCGGACCTGCTGATTATCGACGAGGTAGGCATTCAGTTCGGCAGCAAAGCCGAGGAGATGATCATGTTTGAAATCATCAACACCCGCTACGAGCGCCTGAAACCGACGATCCTGATCAGCAACCTGCCGAAGGATGAGCTGACGCAGTTTATCGGCGAGCGCGTCATCGACCGCATGAACGACGGCGGAGGCTGCACGATTTCGTTTACCTGGGACAGCTATCGGGAGAACCGGTCATGAAAAAGAACTCTGGCAAACAAGCCGTTATTAACTTCATCGGCCAGCACCCTGGCTGCAGCTTTCAGGATATCCGCCGCGGTACCGGGCTTGACTCTTCAGTGGTCAATTCCTCCCTGTGGCAGATGCACCGTGACGGCCAGGTTAAGCGTGAGGGAGAGTGCAGGAGCTATCGCTACACCCTGATCGACACGACAGCCGTAACCGAAAGCGATCCATCTGTTCAGTATCGCCAGCGTCCTGGAGGCGTAAACCCAATGACCAACCTGTTTAACCAGTGCCTGGCGGGAGTAAGGAAATGAACATCTCAACAATTAACGAGCTCATCACCTGCTCGGCGAACGGGTGCGGAACGTGATGGCGGATACTGACAACGAGCATGATTTAACTGTCGACTTCGCTCGTAATATCCTCCTGCAAATCGGCTGTAAACCTGTGCAGATTGTTAAGCGAGTTTATTCAGAAGCTGAGTTTGAACGCCGTCGTCAGTCACTGATGAAGCGCTTGCCAAAGAAACAGACAATTCGAATGGGTGCATATCGTGGCGTAATCATGTCATCACTGGCCAGGCCAGAAACAAAATTTGGACAGGCCTGGCTTTGAACAGCTGAGCGCACCGGAGTACAAGGTGCGCCTGATGGACAGCCGGAAAATTCTTTAGGATAAAGAAGAGATCAAAGAGACGTTGGGTCGGTCGCCGAACAACGCTGATGCTTATGTGCTGACCTATGCTTACCCGATGATGAAGAAACAGTTCAACACGACGGGGCTGCAGCAGGGGCGCGTCATAACTGTTTACGCCCCTTACTTTTAGTGAGAATTTCTAAATTTCTGCTCGTGATCTAGCCCTTTGCTTACTAGTTCCTTTATATCGCTTTTTAACATGAAATACCCTTCATTGCTCCTACCTCTGGTAGGGTCATCAGATTCAACATAACTAAAAATCTGAGTGGTTTTTTCTTCTAATTCCTTAAATATTTTTCTGTAATTTTCGCACTCAACTTTATACATATCAAGCATTACCATGTTGCTGAAGTAAAATGCATATTTTTGATTTGTTTCATCAAGTTTGCTATTAATCAGAGATTCCTTTGTGGTTAAAAGGTTTTCTAATTCTATATTTCTATTTATTATTCGCTCAATTCTCTGGACGCTTTCCCTTTCTGGTGCGACTTTTTCTTGGAGTAAGGTTATTTCTTCAACAACTCCTTTTCTTCTCTTTTCTTGCTCGCTTAAAATCGTTTCCATACTTTGCTTCTGCTTTTCAAGTTGAGCGACTTCAGTTTTTAGCGTGGCATGCTGGGTTTGCAATTCTTTAATGTTATATTTTGACTCTGCTGCTCTTTCTGCTGTTGAGAATTTTGTCTCCTCTGTTTTCGATCTTTCAACTGCTCTGAGCCCCTCATTTTTTTCAAACTCTGTAATTATAGCACCCTGAAGCTGGAGTCTCTTAACCTCCTTTTCAGAATCTACTTTCTCAATGCGGAAAGAAATACCCTTATGAATTAGTGTAAGAACCCAAGAGAAAACAGGGTAGCTAAGGGTGAAAAATATTGAGAAAAATAAAGGAAACCATAAGCTATGTGTGTGGGGTATGCTAAAAGACGTAAATGGTATAAGGGTATTGTCAGGGATTGATTTTTTTATAAATTCTATTTTCTTTAAAACATCATCATCCGAAAGTAGCATGTAAGCAATTTTATTCCAGTTCCAGTAAACCCAGGATATAATCAAACTTCCAAAAAATGGATTTTTTGCCCTATATACAAAAGCCTCTTGGACTGGTGTAATTATTGCATCTTTAACTGATGAAACAACATCCTTCAACGATTCGCTCATTATGTGTAACCAGATTGGTAATTGTTGTTAACCAATAATAACCAACTGTAGTTGTTAGGAATAGTCCAAACGAGCAAAAAAATGCTCGGACGAGCCTGGAGAAACAGGGATGATGGAAAGTGCCGCCCTTGGCTGGGTGTCACAGATTTTACAGCATAAAGTCATCGCAATGGCGTCCTGCTGTAAAAGGGCGATGGTCAGAAAGGGAACAACTGCCACCGCCAAACATGCACTGGAACGACCGGGAGAAGAGCATCAAGTTACCCCGCGCATCCGATCCGCGCTATCTGGAAATGGCAGAGCAGAACGCCAAGAAATAGCGATTTTCTCGTATATGCTCATTTTGCTTTTATCCCCGGGAAGGGCGATAATTAATTTGTCAGCCTGAGCAACTGACACGATTATCTGGCGCCAAGTGGGGACACATGGCGCACAAAACCGTACAGCAATTCCTATCACCGATGGCGAAAGCCACCGGCGATTTTCTGTATTCAGCGTTTGACCTCTGCGGAGGTGAAGCGTGAAGCAACAATTCTGCCTTATCAACGACCACGTTAAGCGTAACGTCGTCAACTTCATCCAGTCTCTGCCTGTAGACCACCGATCGCCGCTGATTATCGAGGCGCGCGAAGAAAGCCGCACCGACAAACAGAATCGTCTCATGTGGCCACTTTTGAAAGACCTGAGCGATCAGGTGATCTGGCACGGTGAAAAGCTGGAGCCAGCGGAGTGGAAAGACCTCATTACCGTACTGGTCAGCCAGATGCAAAACCCGGAGCGTAAGCAGAAATCCGCCCCTGGCATCAACGGCGGCCTCGTCTACTTCGGCGTTCGCACCTCTCAATCCAGCAAGCGCTACATGGTCGAGGTAATCGAGGCGATCTACTGGTTCGGCACCGAGCACAATGTGAAGTTTAGCGAGAAGTCCAGCAGTCGGATTGCGTGGGCCCAGGAATGGAGGGCTTCGCATGCACAGTCTGCTCGCTAAGGTCATGGAGCGCGGTATTTTCCGCGTGCCAGCGCGCCGCAAGCGCAAGGTAGAAGTAAAGCCTTCCGATATCCCCACCTTTCACTATACGGCTCACCTGGCAGATGTCCGCTGGTTGCGCCGCGCTGCCAGAAGGAAAATCGCATGAGCCTTTACCGAAGCATTAATGGAGCTATCTGGCGCAACATCTGGGTTGTTGGCGATCTGCATGGTTGCCATACGCTGCTGATGAACGAGCTGGAAAGGGTCAGTTTTGACCCATTGTGTGACCTACTGATCTCGGTAGGTGACCTTATCGATCGCGGTGCGGAAAACGTCGAATGCCTTGAGCTAATCGCAATGCCCTGGTTTATGGCTGTAAGAGGGAACCATGAGCAGATGATGCTCGACGGACTATCCTCTTCCGGAAACGTGTATCACTGGCTCGCTAACGGTGGCGGATGGTTCTTTAACCTTGACTACGACAAAGAACGCCTGGCTATCGCGTTGGCCCATTTAGTTGCAGGTTTGCCACTCATCATCGAGGTAATGACCGAGGGTAAGAGGGTGGTGGTCTGCCATGCTGATTACCCTCATAACGAATATGCGTATGACAAGCCCGTCGATGCAGAACAGGTGATCTGGAATCGTGAGAGAGTGAGCGCGGCTCAGGATGGGATAGTGAATGAAATATCCGGTGCCGACCTGTTTATTTTTGGGCACACCCCGGCACATCAGCCAATCCAGTACGCCAATCAGATGTATATCGATACCGGGGCTGTATTCTGCGGCCGTCTGACCTTGGTGCAGATCCAGGGTGGTGATCATGCGTAAACCAGCACGTCGTAAATGCGCCCACTGCCGCGAATGGTTCCATCCTGCCCGGGAAGGGCAGGTGGTATGCAGTTTTGAATGCGCCAGCGAGATCGGCAAAAAACAGACAGCAAAAGCCCGGGAAGCAGCGAAGGCCAGAGCGGTGAAGCGCCAGCGCGAATTCGAGAAGGAGGGGCGCCAACGTCGTAAAGCAAGATTGGCTGAGCTCAGACCTAACGGTTACTACAAAGCCCAGGCTCAGAAGGCATTCAACGCCTACATCCGCGCTCGTGATGCTGCTTTGCCATGCATCAGTTGCGGCGAGACCAACCCGCCTGATCTGCATGGCGGCCAGTGGGACTGCGGCCACTTCAAAACGGTCGGCGCTTACCCTGAGTTGCGTTTTGAAGAGCGCAACGCTCATAAGCAGTGCAAATCGTGCAATGCCGGGGCCGGTAAGTACACCGCCAAAGAGTTGACGGTTGCTCAGCAATACGAAGCTGGCCTGGTCGCTCGTTACGGACAGGAGTATGTCGACTGGCTTAACGGACCCCACGAAATGACCAACTACCGCCGGGAAGACTTTATTCGTATCCGCGATGAGTACCGCGCCAAGCTCAAAGCACTGAAACAGCGGGAGGCCGCATGAACCACGACATTATCGAACGCATCCGAGACCGCTGGAAAAAGCTCCGCCTCTTGCGTAGCCGCGGAACCGTGCTGGTTGACTATTTAATTTTGCGCAATTTCATCGCAAGTCTCTCAAGGGGGAGTTATGAGTAAATCAGAAAAATCAATAACCCAAGAGCTGTTAAGGACTCTCCTTGAATACGACCCGCAGACCGGCATTTTTAGATGGAAAATAAAGGCCTCATCTAGTGCGCACCCTGGCGATATTGCAGGATGCATTGATGGTCAGGGATACAGAGTTATTCGTATCTATGGAAAGAACAGAAAGGCCCACAGGCTTGCCTGGCTATATGTGTACGGGGATGAGCCTGAGGTTATAGATCACATTGACAGGAATCGTTCGAATAATGCCATTGAAAATTTAAGAGCCGTTACATTTTCTCAAAACTCGGCAAATAGAGCAGCTAAAAGCAAAAATAAGTCTGGATTTACCGGGGTGTACTGGAATGAGTTAGGGAAGAAATGGCAGGCGAGCATAGTGGCCAACGGGAGAACACATTACGTTGGTCTTTTTGCTACTGCACAAGAAGCGGCGAAAGCCAGGACTGAGTATGCCAGACAGTTATATGCAAATTTCTATATTCCTTCATTTCACGACCAAGAGGCTGCCAAATGAACACCCAATACCTCCAGTATGTTCGCCAGCAGCTGATAGTGGCCACCGCCGATCTGAGCGGTGCGACGAAAGGGCAACTGGTAGCCTTTGCAGAAAACGCGCAATTCACCGCTACGGCGCGCAGCCGGGGAAGGAAGAAGGTTTATAGCGAAGTAAAGCAAAAAATGGTTAACCCGGATGGGCCGCCGATGAGCGGCAGCCAGTCCCGCGCTAAGGGTTCATCAATCGCTCTCGTTCTGCCCGTTGAATATTCGACGGCAAGTTGGCGACGGGCTCTGCTGTCGCTGGAAGACCACCAGAAAGCGTGGCTGCTGTGGAATTACAGCGACAATATCCGCTGGGAGCACCAGGAGACGATCACCCGGTGGGCATGGGAGCAATTCAGCAAGAAGCTGGCCGGCGTACGCATTGCGAAGAAGACTGTCGATCGCCTTCGTCAACTTATCTGGCTGGCCGCGCAGGATGTCAAAGCCGAGCTGGCAGGGCGGGAGACGTATGAATACCAGTCGCTGGCGGAGCTGGTTGGTGTAGCAAAGTCCACATGGACAGAAACCTACCTCCCTCATTGGCTGGCGCTGCGCAGCAGTTTTGTGAAGCTTGATAGCGACGCTCTCATATCGGTAACGCGATCACGTTCACAACAAAAGGCGACAAATTTAGATGTAAGTCTTGCAAAACCGAACTGAAAGGCATATATTTCATGTAAATCTGATATCGTCGCCATAGCTTCGATTGTCGACACA